ATGCTTTTAGGCTATACATACGGCAAAGCAACGCAACGGACTGAGATAACGGGCGCAGAGGGCGAACCAATAGAAATAAAGCACGATTTAAGCAAACTGAATATTGATGAACTTAAGCAGCTCAAAGAAATCACTTCCAAACTCGAAAGAGGTCAGTAAATATTTGGCTCGCTTGGACTTTCGAGAGTTCGTCCAATACACAAAGCCAGATTATCAATTCAACTGGCACCATGATTTACTTATTGATTATTTGCAGGACTTCGCTGAGGGCAAAATTAAAAAGCTGATGGTATTCATGCCTCCGCAGCACGGAAAATCCGAGCTCACGTCGAGGCGATTGCCTGCATACTTATTAGGCATTAAGCCAAAGTTAAAACTAATTGGATGTTCTTATTCCGCTTCACTTGCTGCGAGCTTTAATAGAGACGTACAAAGGATAATTGACAGCGAGGAATACCACGACATTTTTCCAGATACATATCTTAACAGCTCAAATGTACGAACAGCCTCTCAAGGGTCATATCTTCGTAATGCAGATATGTTTGAAACGGTTGGACATAGGGGTTTTTATAAGTCGGTCGGGGTTGGTGGCTCGCTTACTGGTACGCCAGCCGATATTGGCATAATAGACGATCCAATAAAGGACGCTATCGAAGCGGAAAGCCAGACATATCGAGCAAGGGTTTGGGACTGGTTTACTCAGGTTTTTTTAACTCGATTACACAATGACAGTCAGGTTATAATCACACAAACAAGGTGGAACTTAGACGACTTAAGCGGAAGGATTTTAAACAAAATGAATAACGATAACAGCTGGACGGTACTATCTTTGCCTGCGATATGTGAGGGTTCAGTCAATGCCAACGATCCGCGCGGAATAGGTGGGGCACTATGGGAGCAAAAGCACTCACTTAAGCGATTAAACGAGATTAAGGCGGCAAACCCGAGAGCCTTCCATGCTTTGTATCAGCAAGACCCTAAACCCTTCGAGGGCGGACTTGTTTACCCTAGCTTTAAAACAATCACACAAACGGAATTTGACGCTATTAAGGGGCTCGATGGCTACGGTCTGGACTTTGGATATAACGAACCAACAGCAATGGTGCACGTAAAGATTGACAAAGCAAACAAAAGGCTATACATAAACGAGAAACTTTACAAAACGGGACTCACCTCTGGGCAATTAGCTCAGGAGATGCACGCTCTTAAAATATCGAGGGGGTCGGTTGTTATTGCAGACAGCGCAAGGCCCGAAATAATACAGGATCTTAGGCAGTTTTTTAATGTAAAACCTACTGCAAAGGGCTCAAATTCCGTCTATTATGGAATATTAAAAGTGCTCGAATATGATATTTATATTGTAAATTCAGCAAAAAATCTTATCTTTGAGATTGGGCAGTACAGATTCAAAGAAGATAAGGACGGAAACCCGACAAACGAACCTTTGGACGTTAACGACCACGCTCTCGACGCTTTGCGCTATGCTGTCAGGTACTTATCAGAAAACCAAACAGGAAATATTTTGGCGTATGGATAGGAAATATATTATTTTATTTGTTGCCTCTTTTGTTATCGAGATAGCTTCAACTTTTTATATTGGGGCCGTATCTGAGAAAGATGTTTGGTCGATGGTGTTCTGGTCTTTCGTTGGTCCGTTTCTCGGCCTGCCATTTTTGGCCTATCAGATAGAAGCGAAAAGCAATAACCAGAGAATAAAGCTGGCGTTGTGCTACGGACTCGGATACGCTGCAGGGGCCGCATTCGTTATTCAATTTATATCGTAAATAATACATACATGAACAAAGTAATTTTAATTGGTCGGCTCGGCTCAGACTCAGATGTCAAAGAGGGAAAGGGATCCACTTACACCTTGCTAAACCTTGCAACATCTGGAGGATATTACGACGTTAACAAAAAGTGGATAGAGGTTACTCAATGGCATTATGTTATTGCCAACTGGTCAGTCGATGCGAAAAAGGGCGATCTCGTGATGGTCGAGGGCGAGCTGGCTTATTATACTGGTACCGATGGCGTTAAAAAGACGCAGGTGCGCGCAAAATATGTAAAGGCTTATAAAACTATAGCAGGGCAACAAAAAACGCAAGAGGCGCCAACATATGAAGCGGTAGACGTTTCTGGCGACGATTTGCCATTCTAATATTTTTAAACAATCAAAATCAATTTTATGACAGAGCAGGAAAAAGAAATCGGTGCAAAGTGGCTGGCGATATTGAACGCATACAGCTCAGACTTTGGCACTAAATCGCTATTTAATCAAACGGCCGCTTACTTAAAAACAAAGCATAACGGCGCAAAAAAAGAATCTAAGTTCCAACTCGGGGCCAGAGGTTCGATCTTAACGGAAAGGGTAGAGCCAAAACCAAAGCCAATATCGTTATTGGAGGCCGCAAAGATTAGAGAGGCGGCAAAGCAAAAGCAGGAATTTGAAGAGGAGGAGCAGGATGGCAATATTTTAGCATTGGACGAGACTGGATCGGATGACGAAATAAAGCAATTTAAGCAGAAAAAAACGAAGAAAAATGTATAATTACTCGACCAGCACTGGCGAAAAATTTACTTTCCCCGACTCTCTCGACGATATTACCCTGCAGACGTACATCGACTATGTACAGCTAACGGAGCCGACAAAACCTAAAGAGCTGGCGGAGATTGAGCGGCTTTCGCAGGAGATGAACGACGCGGAAGGCGAGCAGGAAATAGCGAAGGCACAGGACGAATTCGACGCAGCAACCGCAGCGATAACCGACAAAATAATGTATAAAAAGATTTACCCTTTTTATGCGCGAGTAGTGGCTCACTTTGCCGATGGCCTGACTGAGGAAGTTATACTCGGCGGAAAAAAGCAGGGCGATGGAATGAATCTCGGTAACTTGACGTACTTATATCACAATATTGTAAAGATGCTAAACAATCCGCCCGAGCCAGTGTACTCTCCTGCGATTGTCGATAAGGATGGCGAGACGTGGTACCTACCACAGCGGTATATGGAAAAAGCAAAGCTAATCGAGTTCGCTGAGGCTTCGCAGTTTGAGGAAAATATGCAGAATCTAAAGGAGGGCAATTGGTTGGCTCTTCCTAAAATTATGTGCGTATTGGTCCGTAAAGGGGGCGAGCTATATTCCGACAAATTGCTAAAGCGAGAGCAGATGTTTCTCGGCTGGAGTCTACAAAAATGCCTGCAGGTTGCTTTTTTTTTGCTGAAACGAAGCGAAACATCTTTACTAAATTTAAAAGTCTATACGGCGGCGCAGGATTTGACGAGGTTAAAGCAGGAGTCCAACAATTAACAGCCGCTTTCGGTTGGTACCTAACGTTAAAGACTATAGCGGAGAGCGGAATATTTAATCGGCCAGATATGACGCCTCTACAATCGGCCGAATCGGCGGATCTTTATGAGGCATTTACGTATTTGTCGGCCTGCAAAGCAGAGTCTGAGTATCAAAAAAGATTGCAAAACGTTAAAAAATAAAGCTATGATAGTCTATTTAAATGTTACCAATACTCCCTATATATCGATAGCGAGGCATTACGGAGGCGCAAAAATAAACGGATTTGAATATGTTTACTATGAATTAAAAGACGCGCTGATCCGCAAAGATTGGACTAAAAAGATGAGGGGCAAAAGCTGGAAGGAATTTTTAGAGCTGGTAAGGAATGAGCAATAAAAAAACCGATCCATCGCTGAATCGGTTAGGTAAGATAACCACAAATTACCACAAAAGAAAGAAAATAGTTGGAAGCATTAAGTTTGACCGCCGACAGCATCCGAACCGATTACAAATATATAATTCTTATTTTACATATGCAAATAAAAAAGCCTCACACTTTATTAGGACTTCACCTCTAACATTATGCAAGGCTTTTACGTTCGAGTTCAAAATTAGTTTGGTCGACAGCGAGCACGCGAACCGATTACAAATATATAAACAATCGTTTAGAAATGAGAATAAATCCGACTATATTTTTAAAAGCCGTTACAATAATATTCGCTACATTTGCAGTATTAGGTTTTACAGTTGCTATAATTGCAGGAACTGATATTATTAGAGGTATCTCTGCGGTTTTATTATTTGCTACTGGTTACATCGCTGCGATAATACATTCAAAATTATGAACATAGTAAATATTTCTAATCTTTTTAATCAGATTTGCCTCGGGATAAATGTTGCGGCCCCTAACACAATCGGCTTCTATCATTACGGCTGGTATTCCGACATAAACGCTAACGTCTCGAATAACTGGACTGGTAACAACGATCTCGGGCGCCTGTATCCTGCTGTTCAACTTATGTATCCGACGGCAACGATAGACATAAAAGAGAAGAGCGTAAAAGGTTCAATCGACTGCAGGATGGTCGTATCGGCTCCGCAGTACTATGAGAACAACGCACAATATAAAGACGAGTCGATAATCGAGACGCAGGCAAAGCTCGAAGCGCTGGCGATAAATATACTTTCAGAATATAATCGCATAGCTCGCACAATGCAAACGGGCATCCAAAATCCTATAACTATCGACTATTTATCTGATGCGCATAACGAAAATTTAGTATTGCTCGATATAAAATTCCGCATCTGGTACGTGTGGGACTGCCCTACGATTACGGCAGATATTGCAGGACTGCCAGCTCCGTTCGATACGCTTCCTCCAATAGATACGGATCTCGAAAAACAGCAATTAAATATAGGAATACCACCAACTAATATAGTAAATCCAAAAATAGCAGGCGCAGGACTTGTTAATACTAAAACAGACGTTATTGATAACGGAACGTGGGCGGG